TTACGAGTTCAAAGTTTTTTCGGGTTCAGGTTTATTCAAAAGTTCAATCGCGTCTTTTAACTCTTGAACCGTTTTGTGAGTGTAAACACGTTCGCCCACGTCTTTTGATTTATGCCCCATGAGAAGGTCAATACATCGCTTGTTTGCCCCGGCAGAATCAAGCCGTGAACGGAAAGTATGTCGGCATTCATGCGGGGTATGTTCGGCGTTTATCAGCTTCATTATATCATCCCAAAATATATAATACTGACTTGATGACAGTTTGTTTCCGTTGTAAGTAAAAAGGTATTCCCCGCCATGATTTAACCGCGCGACGATGAACGGCAGAATCAAAGAATGAATTGGAATAACCCTATCTTTTCCCGCCCTTGTTTTCGTGCCGCCTTTGATTGTCCCGGCTTCCAAATCAATATTTGCCGTTTGAATATCAAGTAATTCCGAAATTCTGAATCCGGTGTAAAGGAACGTCAAAACTGAATCTACCCACGGTTCGCCGCTAATGTTCCAAAGTGCGGTTATTTCTTCATCGGTGAACGGGGTTTTGGTCGTTTCGGGTATGGGCGCAGACGTGACCAATTCAGAATAACGCGTCTTGATTATATCAAGTTCAAGCGCGAAATTGTCAAGATGACCTAATAGATTTTTAATTGCGCCTTGGGTGCTATATCCCTTCCCGCAATTATCAATACAATCTTGCATATGATACGCCCGGACTATCTTATATTTCATTTTGAACAGCTTTGAACAATGCTTGTATGCAGATTTCAATGATGACTGGTTGGACTTTCCCAATTTAGGTAATTTCTTTTCTTCCCAAAGTTGAAACAGTTCTTCAAACGTGGTTTTTTCCTTGTCCACGTCCCACGGGTCGTTATTATATTGAGCAAGGGCAATTAACCCGGCTTCCCGCGTCGGGTAATAACCGATTGTATCATAAATTGGATAACCCCGGTCATCCCATCCTTTAGTTTTTCGCACAACAAAAGGGTTGCGCCTATTCCCTGACAGCTTGGCAACTGTCCCGTACCCGTTAGGGTGCTTCATGTTATCACCTTCTTTGAATTCTTAACTTCAATTTGAACATTAAAAAACCGCCCTTGTGGGCGGTTTTTTCATAATCTGATTTTGTTGGGTGGCGGGTTAAGTTGTCGGAAGTGTTCTGACATTTTCTTTGCGCTGTCCCCGTCGTTGGTTTGAAGAACAATTTGACCTGATGTGTAATTGACAATAACAAAGTGGGTGACAGTCTTGACCTGTTTTGTCTTAACCCGTCCCCCTACCATTGCGCCTAAAATACCGAAAGCCGCCGCGCCGATTATCATTCCGGGCGCGGATTGGCTGATGATGTTATTCATTTCCGTTTCTGTCTTGTATTCAATCCCGGTCAACTTTGAAACGTCAACTTCAATTTCTTGTTTTGTCGCGGACACGATGAACAACAGCTTATCGGCTGTCAACTTCATAATCACATTTACGCCCTGATTGAGCGGTAAACCATCAATTAACGTGGTCAGGCAAATTATACCGTCTTGTTTTTTCTTTCCAAACATGAGCAAAAGCCCCCTTTCTAATCTTGAACCAATCATCTTGAACCGCCAAAACCCCTGTATTCACGCGCTTTTCATGTTAGAGCGGTTCAAGGTTCAAGGTGTTTCCCTTATTCTCTATATATTTCTTATGTTTTTAATAGCGTTCTTAAATTACGCTATTTCAATAAAGAAGTTGAAACCATCCTGAACAACATGAACCGAAAGTTGAAAAACCTTGTACCGTCTGACTTTTCGGCGGTTCAAGGTTTTAATTTTCATCTTGAACCGATGTTGAACCGCTGACCTCATCTTGAACCGTGTATTGGTCAAGGCGCGTCAATTCGTCCATTCGGTCAAGAATGGTTGCTTTACCTTTGTCGTTCAGTTGTTCAAGAAGGTTCAGGGATTGGACAGCAGACTTCCCGTATACCAATTTGACAAGCCTATCAACGTAGTTAGCCGCAAATTGTAGATACTCCGGGTTCTGCCCCCCCCCCCCCC